TATAAACCTTTTGTTTCTCCTTGATAATTATAAGTTGATTGTTTTTCGCAACCAGTTTCCTTACATTTTTTAACTGTTATACAAATCATACCATCTAATTTATGACTAGCACAATATAACCCTTTTATTTGTCCTTGATAATTATAAGTTGATATTATTTCGCAACCAGTTTCCTTACATTTCTGATCTTTTACATTTTCCATACCATCTAATTTATGACTAGCACAAAATAAACGTTTTGTTTGTCCTTTGTAATTATAATTTGCGTAAGTATCGCAACCAGTATGATTACATTTTTTAGTTTTAACATTTTCCATACCATCTAATTTATGACTAGCACAAAATAAACCTTTTATTTGTCCTTGATAATTAAAATTTGGTCTAGTATTACAACCATCTTCATTACAATGAGGAGACATATTTAATAGTTTTTATGTATAAATCTGTTTTCAAGTTATAAATAATATATTATAGATATGAGTTAAATTAAAAAAAATTAATATAATCAATTTTAAAATTGAATATATAATACCAAAAATTAATAAATATTTAAGATTACATTAAGAAATATATTTATTAAATAGGAATGATTATATAAACAGTCAAAATGGATATAATAAAAATATATGAAAATGAAATTCGTAGTAAGTATAAAGATTTGCTTAATTCAAAAAAAGTAGATGAATTGAATAATTATGATTTATCTAAGATTTTTGAGTATTACTCTTGTATAAAACTTACGGAAAGATATAAAACCCCATTCTATGAATATGCTTATATTGACAACAATTTTAAAGAAGAAAACCAAATGAGTAAAAACGATTCGGGTATTGATTGTTGTGATTTAATTGATACTATAGTCCAATGTAAATTGCGTAAGAACACCTTAACTTGGAAAGAGTGTGGGACTTTCTTTGGTAGTAGAGATTTATATGATGAAACAACTAATAAAACCATTGTAAGATGGCAAAAATTAATTATTACCCGTAATGATGATTGCACATTATCGGCAAATCTACAATTTAGAAGTAAGTTATTTAGTAATATACTTTATAATAAAAATGAAATGATAAAATATTGTCAAGAATTGGTTGGTAATCAACCACCTTTACCAATTGAACCTAAAATTAAACCTAAAATTAAATATGTAATAAGAGATTATCAACAAGAATGTATTGATTTAATTAACAATTCAAGGGAAAATGTTATAATTTCGTTACCAACTGGAACTGGTAAGAACTTTATAATAACTCATTCATTGAAAAAAGGTAAGAAATATCTAATAATTGTTCCAAGAATTATTTTAATGGAACAAATAGAAGAAGAAATAAAAAAACATAAACCTAAACTCAAAAGTCAAATACAATTGATTGGTGATGGTAATACTATATTTGATATAACTAAAGATATAACGATATGTGTTTGTAATAGTGTTGAAATAGTAGAAAAATATGCTTCACAGTTTTATAAAATATTTGTTGATGAAGCCCACCATATTAATAAACCAGAAATCTATATGAACGATGATGATTATAGTGATGGTGACGATGATAGTAATAATGAAAGTGATAGTAATAATGAAAGTGATATTGAAAGTGATAATAATGAAAGTGATAATGATGAAAGTAATGATGATGATAATGAAATAAAGGATAAAAAAACATATATAGATACAATTAGAAGTTTAACCAAACATAATAATAATGTCTATTTATCAGCAACAATTGATGAAGTAGAAGGAGTTAAATATTATAATAAAGATATTAGAGATATGATTAATAAGAAGTATTTATGTGATTACAGCATAAACATACCAATATTTAAAGATGACCCAACGAATACTAACATTTGTAAGCATTTATTAAAGGAATATAGAAACATTATTATTTATTGTAATTCACAAGAAGAAGGTAAAAAAATTAATATTTTATTAAATAAATTACAAAATAAATCATCTGAATATATTGATTGTAATACATCAAAGACGACTAGAAATGTGATTATTAAAAAATATAAAGATGGTGATTTACCATTCTTAGTTAATGTTAGGATATTAGTAGAGGGGTTTGATGCTCCAATTACTAAGGGAGTTTGCTTTATGCATTTACCATCATCAAAAACAACTTTAATACAAATTATTGGTAGGGCATTAAGATTACACGATTCAAAGAAGTTCGCAACAATCATATTACCGTTTTCTTCAACAGATGATGATGATAATGGAAATAGTATTAATAATTTTATGTCAGTAATGGCTCAAAATGATAGTAGAATAAGAAAATCCTATCAGAGTAAAACTCTTGGTGGTTATGTATCACTCATAAATAAATATAAAGATGATGATGAAGAAGATGATGAAAATGAAGACGATGATGAAGAAGAAGATGAAAATGAAGATATGAATGATTTTAATTTCAAATATAGTCAAATTTATAATAGTATGGGTATTCTTACAAATAGACAAGAAATATGGGAATATAAGTTAGATAAATTAAAACTATATATTGATAATAATAATCAAAGACCACCTGAAAGTAGTAAAGATAAAGAAATAAAAACACTCGGTATATGGATAGGAAATCAACAAAAGAATTATAAAAAGAATCAAAAAAATATGAAAGACCCAGAAATTCGTAAATTATGGAACGATTTTATAAATGATGATAAATATAATAAATATTTCTTATCTGATATAGAAAATTGGACTAATCAGTTAGATAAACTAAAACAATATATTGATAATAATAATCAAAGACCATCACAAGGTAGTAAAGATAAAGAAATTAAATCACTTGCCCATTGGATAGGAACTCAACAAAATAATTATAAAAAGAATTTACAAATTATGTCAAAACCAGAAATTCGTAAATTATGGGAAGAATTTGTAAATAATGATAAATATAAAGACCATTTATTATCTGATATAGAAAATTGGACTAATCAATTAGAAAAAGTTAAACTATATATTAATACTAATAATCAAAGACCACCTGAAAGTAGCAAAAATAAAGAAATTAAACAACTTGCTAGATGGTTTAGTACACAACAAAAAAATTATAAAAATAATATACATAATATGAAAATCGCAGATATTCGTAAATTATGGGAATCATTTATCAATGATAATAAATATAATAAATATTTCTTATCATATATAGAAAATTGGACTAATCAATTAGATAAATTAAAACTATATATTGATGAAAATAACCAAAGACCAAATAAGAGAAGTAAAGATAAAGAGAATAAATCACTTGCCCAATGGATAGGTAATCAACAAACAAATTATAAAAAGAATTTACAAATTATGTCAAACCCAGAAATTCGTAAATTATGGGAAGAATTTGTAAATTCTGATAAATATAATAAATATTTCTTATCTGATATAGAAGATTGGACTAATCAATTAGATAAAGTAAAACTATATATTGATACTAATAATAAAAAACCATCAACAATTAATAAAGACTCAGAAATTAAAACACTTGCTATTTGGATAGGAACACAACAAAAAAATTATAAAAAGAATGAATATAATATGAAAGTCCCAGAAATTCGTAAATTATGGGAATTGTTTATAAATGATGATAAATATAAATCATTCTTCAAACAATAATATATTAACATTACATTTACATATAATTTTTAATAAATTTTTAACTTTTTTTATACAAAATATGATATTTATAATCAACTAATTATTTTTAAAACCAAAATTGAATATGAATATTTAAAATGATATAAAATACATAAAAACATTTACATCTTAATTAAAAACACGCAAATTAGTTAAAATGGAGAACCATAATTTGACTGAGATGGAGGATTGGAATAATCAATTAGATAAAGTTAAACTATATATTGATACTAATAATAGAAGACCATCACCTATTAGTAATGATACTGAAATTAAAACAATTGGTGAATGGATACATACACAACAAGGAAATTATAAAAATAATGAATATAATATGAAAGACCCAGAAATTAAACAATTATGGGAAAAATTTATAAATGATGATAAATATAATAAATATTTCTTATCTGATATAGAAAATTGGATTAATCAATTAAATAAAGTTAAACTATATATTAATACTAATAATCAAATACCATCAAATCATAGCAATGATACAGAAATTGAAACACTTGGTAAATGGATAAAGACTCAGCAAATAAATTATAAAAAGAATAAACAAATTATGTCTAATCCAGAAATTAAACAATTATGGGAAAATTTTATAAATGATGCTGGATATAAAGACCATTTCTTATCTTATGTAGAAAATTGGAATAATCAATTAGATAAAGTAAAAAATTATATTGATACCAATAATCAAAGACCATCAAATCATAGCAATGATACAGAAATTAAAACACTTGGTAAATGGATAAGGAATCAACAAATAAATTATACAAATAATATAAAAAATATGAAAAACTACGAAATTCGTAAAGTATGGGAAAATGTTATAAATGATGTTGGATATAAAACATTCTTCGAATAATAATTATTAATATATTAATATACATTTACATATAATTTAATAATAATACATTTACATATAATTTTTAACTTTTTTTAAATTATTAAATAATAAAAATCTATTATAATATAAAATAAATTTATAGCATATAGAATGGAACACCAGAAGCAACATATACTAAACTGGTAACCAAGGCAACAACTACACTATCAATGTATTTAGTGTAATTTTCACCATCATTCTGTTCATTCATAAGGTGATGAGATGCACCCATAAAGAAACCACGAACCGCCATAATTAAAGCAGGTACAAAAATAGCAGAGGACAGTTTAGAGTTAATAAGAGCATTGACTAGACTAGCAAGAAGAAACCCAGATGCAGTTCCAAGACCGCTGAATGTAGCAACCGCCCATTTATTACTGCTAACAGTTTCTTTGGAGTAATTATTAGCAAAACTCCAACCAAGACATCCAAGGAATACCATAACTAAGACAGATATACAATCTCCAATATTTAATTTACCCTGAATAAGATATGGAACGAGAACGCACATACCGAGAGCAACAAGACTAATAATAGGAGCAACTGTGGTTAGTGTAAGTTCTTGTTTAACTTCCTTACTAGCATTTGTAGGTGGAATACCGCTAAGGTTTAGATATCTCCATACATATTGTGATGCGAATAGTGGAACACCAACCTGAATGGCGTTTTCGATAATTTTAGATACGAGCATAGTTATTTAATATATATTAAGATAAAAATATAAGTAAAAAGTTTAAATAAAAAAGTATTAAAAATGTATCAAATGTATAAAATGAATAATATGTGTGGTATAGGAGTATCAATATTTTAATTATATTTTATCTATGATATAAATAGAAAAATTAGTTTTCATAAGTGTATATTTATAAAACCATATAGATAACCAAGTAATACAATATTGTATATAAATTCATTTAACTAATTTTATTATATAAATTATCATAAAAAAAATAATGAAAAATAGGTAAAATTAACAAAAATTAACAAAAATTAACAAAAATTGAAAAAATTGCGCTTAAAAGTGATATTTCACTTACAAACAGTATAAAGGATTTAACAACCGTTACACCAACTACCATGGCTTCTTCCGATCTTTCTCACGGTGATGCTCTTTCGAAGGCCACCGATGAAGAATTGATTTCCGCTCTGGCCCAAACTGATGGAACTCTCCATCTGCTCTGCAGGTATAGCTATTTCTTTCTCAAGTGGATCCGAACCTGTCTTATTCTCCTGATCCAAGAACCTTTGAATCCAAATGATATCATTGGGATTCGGTTTGATACGAACGGAGAGACTGAGATGGTCAAAACGCAACAGAAATTCCTAATCCATATCATGGAAATACTGGAGA